CGACAGCGTCTGCCTCTCGAATGACTCCGCGACCTCCGAGAAGCCCGCCGGGCTCAACTCCGGCGTGGCCCTGCGGGAGTACAACGACAACGAGAGCGAGCGCTTCCTGGCCGCCTCCCGGGAGTGGGAGCGGTTCCACCTGGCCGTCGCCGCGAAGATGATCCGGCTGGCCACGGTCATCTCCAAGCGGGACGGGAGCTACGGCGTCACCGCGGCCGAGAAGCGCTTCACCCAGGAGATCAAGTTCAAGGACGCGCACCTGGCGCCCAGCCAGTACGTGATGCAGGTCCTTCCGGCCTCCGCCCTCCCGGACTCCAAGGCGGGCCGGCTGGACATGGTCAACGACCTGATCCAGCTGGGGCTGATCGACAAGGACGAGGCCCGCTCGCTGCTGAACTGGCCGGACCTGGAGTCCAGCGCCTACGTCGCCGAGGCCGAGGCCGACCTCGTCTCCTGGCAGATCGAGCGGATGCTCGAGGGCGGGAAGGCGGTCAGCCCCGACCCGATGCAGAACTTCGACTACGCGCTGCGGCAGGCGAAGGCCGCCTACAAGCGCGCTCTCACCCACACCGACGTCTCCTTCGAGAAGAGGGACCTGCTGCGCCTCTACATCCAGCAGCTCGTCGCGCTGGGTGAGGCCAACGCCGCTCCGGCCCTGGCGCCTGCCGGAGCTCCGCAGGCCCTTCCGCCCGGCCCGCAGGACCCCGGGGTGGTCCCGCCCGGTGGCGGGGAGCCCGCGCTGGACCCGGCCGCGTCCCCCCTGGAGGCCGTGGCATGAGCGATCCCACGCGCGTCATCCAGCTCATCGGGCACCGGGAGCCCACCCAGAAGCAGATGCTGGGCTACGCGGCCGTCCGGGTGGAGCAGCTGGAGCACCAGCTCGAGCACATGGGGACGACGCTCACGGCCGCCCTCGAGATCCCGCCGGAGGAGGTGGGGACGCTCATGTGGAGCGACCTCATCGCCCGGGTCCGGGACCTGGTGGCCTCCGCGCGCGCCCGCGTGACCCCTGACCCCCAGAGGACCGAATGAGCACGCCCAGCGACGCCCCTGCGACCGAGACCCCGGCCACGCCGGCGGCGGCTGCCCCGGAGGGGGCGAGCCAGACTTCCTCCACGTCCGCGCCAGGAAACGGCCAGGTTCTGCCCAAGTCGGATGCGACCGAGGAGGCTCCTCCGGCCACGGCTGCGCCCGGCACCGGCGACCGCCTCAACGAGCGCTTCGCGGCCCTCTCCCGGAAGGCGCAGGAGGTCTTCCAGAAGGAGCAGTCCCTCGCCGCCGAGCGGGCCCTCATCGAGGAGGGGAAGCGGGCGAAGGCCGAGCTGGAGCTGGCCAAGACGGACCTGCGGGGCTTCCTCGCCAAGCAGGGGGTCGCACTGGACGACCTCCTCAGCACGATGGCGGAGGACACCCGCTCGCCGGAGCAGAAGGCGGCGGACGAGGTGCGCGAGCGCCTGGAGCGCATGGAGAAGGCCCAGAAGGAGCGCGAGGCGGCCGATACGGCTGCGCGCCACCAGCGGGCCATCGAGCAGTACCGGACGTCCGTGAACGAGACCATCCAGTCTGGCGGCGACCGCTTCGAGCTGTGCGCGGCGTGGGGGGACCACGCCATCGAGCTCGCTCAGAGCGTGTCGGCCCACTGGCTCAACGAGCTGGGCGAGCTGCCGAGCCTGGACGAGGTCCTGGACGTCGTGGAAGCCGAGCTTGAGACCCGGAGCCGGCCGATCGCGAGCGCCAAGAAGCTGGCCCCGAAGCCACCGGCGGCGCCCGCGGCCCCGGCTCCGGTCCCAGGAACCCCCCAGAGCAACGCAGCGCCCCCAGTGAGCACCTCTCCGATGCGGACCATCACCCAGGATCACGTGCCGGAGTCGTCCCCGGTCGATCTGGACGAGATGACCGACAGCGAGCGGATCGCGTTCATCGCGAAGAAGTACGCGACCCGGAAAGCAGGCTGATCTTCGCCGCCCGCACCCTGCGGGCACCCAGCGGCAGCACCCGGCCACCAGCGGACAGGCCAAGGCAAGCGGACGGTGAGAACCCGGCAGGGCTCCTCGGGAGAGGGCCAGCGCCGACTCGCCTCCGCACGAAGTGACCTCGCTTCACCCGCTGGAGGCCGAACATGGCATCTGCCGACTTCACCACTTTCGATTTCGCGCTCAAGGAGTTCTACACCAAGAAGAAGGTCCAGGAGATCTGGCTCCGCAACAACACCTTCCTCGACCTCGTCCAGAAGAACTCCGAGCTGCAGGGCGACACCTACGTGGTGCCGGTCGTCTACGGCATCAACGCGGGTCGGTCCGCGGCCTTCGCGACGGCCCAGACCAACGCTTCCGGCGTGGACGGCGTGAAGTTCAGCCTCACGGTGGCCAGCGACTACGCGGTCTGCACCGTGGACAACAAGACGATCAAGGCCTCCAAGGGCGACGCGGGAGCCTTCCTCCGCGCCACCAAGGCCCAGATCGACAGCTCGCTGCGCTCCCTGGCGCGCTCGATGGCCACCGGCCTCTACGGGGCGGGCAGCGGTAAGCTGGGCAAGATCGCCACCGGCGGCATCTCCGGCAACGTCGTGACGCTGGATGTCATCAGCGACATCTCCAACTTCTACAAGGGTCAGAAGCTCCAGGCCTGCGACACGGAGACGGGCGGCACGCTGCGCGACTCCGGCGCCACGATGACGATCACCAGCGTGGACCGGGACCTGGGCAAGTTCACCTGCTCGGGCGGCCTGATCACCGGCCTGGCTGCGGCGGACTTCCTGTACCAGCACGGCGACTACGACGCCAAGATCAAGGGCCTGGCGGCGTGGATCCCCTCCACCGCTCCGAGCTCCACGGCCTTCTTCGGCGTGGACCGGACCGCGGACCTCACCGCTCTCGGCGGCGTGCGCCTGACCGCCACCGGCGCTCCGATCGAGGAGGCCGTGGTGGATCTGGTTGCCAAGGTGGAGCGCTACGGCGGCCAGCCGGACGTGGTCCTGATGAACCCCGTGCAGTTCCGCGCCTTCGAGAAGGCGCTGGGCAGCAAGGTCACCTACTCCAACCCGCAGGCCGGCGGGAAGGGCGTGGTGGGCTTCAAGGGGATCGAGATCAGCGGGCAGCACAGCACGGTCAAGGTGCTCTCCGACATGAACTGCCCGAACGCGCTGGTCTACGCGCTCCAGCTCGACACCCTCGAGCTGGCCTCGCTGGGCCCGTGCCCGGATCAGTTCGACACCGACGGGATCTCGATGCTCCGCCAGGCCACGGCCGACGGGGTGGAGATCCGGTGGTCGGCCTACGCGCAGCTGTCCTGCAACGCGCCCGGCTACAACGGCGTCGCCACGGTGGACGCGATCGCACAGACGTAATCGGCTGATCTGCCGGCCGGCCTTGGAGGGTAGCGCGACTGCCTCCCAGGGCCGGCCGGTTCCCCGCAACCCAATCCGCCCCTTCCGGGTGGTGCGAAAGAGGGTGCAGCAGTGGCAAATCGGAACCTGTCTCGGCCCTGGACCTACGGCAAGGGCCTGGTGTCCATCCCGTGCAAGTGGACGATCGGCGCCTCCGGCGCGGTGGGCACGCTCACCGGAGCCGGCGTCGCTTCGGTCACTCGGACGAGCGCGGGCCTCTACCGGATCACGCTGAGCGACGTCTTCAGCGCGTTCCACAACATCCAGGTGACCCTGCTCCAGGCCACGGTCACCGACCGGCACATCTCGGTGAAGGCCTACAGCGCGTCGGGTAAGACCGTCGACGTGCACGTGTGGGACCAGAGCGCCGGGGCGGTCACCGACCCGGAGAGCGGAGACGAGATCCACGTGCTGGTGGTCGCCAAGAACAGCGGCGTCTGAGAGTAGGGGGACTGCGGAGATGAAGGACGCAGACAAGGTCGCAGCGCTCATCATCGCCAAGGTCAAGAAGGCCAAGGGGGAGGCGGCGTCCTCCCCCAAGGCCGACCCCCTGGCGTCCGTCGCGAAGGACCTGATTGCAGCGGTTCACGGGAAGGACGAGGCGGCCGTGGCGAAGGCGCTTCGGGCGGCGGTGGGCGCCTGCGGGAGCGAGGAGTAAGTGGCGACGGTCACCCTGGCCACGCTGCGCTCCAAGGTCCGCACCCGGGCGGATATGCCCACGGCGTCGTTTATCACCGATGCGGAGCTGGACGAGATCATCAACTCCGCCTGGGGCGAGCTCTACGACCTGCTGGTAGGGACGTTTGAGGACTACAACCTCTCCAGCGGGACCATCTCGGTCGTCTCGGGGACCGACACCTACAGCCTCGCCTCCGACTTCTACAAGGTCCGCGGGGTGGACCTGTTGATCTCGGGCGCGGCGGGGAACTTCGTGCCCCTGAAGCGCTACGAGTGGTCCGAGCGGGGAGACCTCTCCAGCGTCTACCGGGGAGCCACCCTGGTGAGCGGTGGGGAGAGCCTGCGCTACACGATCCGGGGGGACGCTACCGGCAACCCCAAGATCGTCTTCGCACCGGTCCCGGACGGGTCCTACTCGGTGAAGGTCTGGTACGTCCCGGAGCGGGTCACGCTCACGGTGGTGCAGGACCTCATCCTGGTTGCCTCCTGGGAGGAGTTCCTCGTCACCCTGGCCGCCAAGATGTGCCTGGCCAAGGAGGAGAACGAGGTCGGCCACCTCGAGGCGGACCTGGCCCGACTGAGGGCGCGGATCGCCGCCGCGGCCGGCCAGCGGGACGCCGACGCCCCCCGGACCATGGTGCGGCGGCGGGGCCGCGGGGGGGATTGCGGGTGAAGATCCCCTCCCGGCGCATCCCCGTGCAGGATCCGACGGCCACGCGCGCCCTGGACGGCCAGGACGCCGCCCTGCGGGCCGTGGCCAGCCAGGTCCTGCGCGCGGGGCGCCTGGTGGGCTACTCCGCGGCGACCGACTCCGCCGTGGACACGATCGTGAGCACGTCGGGGGGGACGATCCCCTTCGACAACACGAAGCCCCAGAAGACCGAGGGGAAGGAAGTCCTGGCCCTCACGTATATCCCGCAGGCGGCCGGGAACTGGATCATCGTTGAGGCCGAGGTGCTGCTGGCCCCCTCCACCGGCGGGCACCTGGTGGCGGCCCTCTTCGTAGACGAGGAGACCCTCGCCCGGGTGGCGATGGCCCGCTACATGCTCACGGCCGGCGGGGCCGCCCCGGTCGCTGTCCGGATGGCGTGGAAGGCCGCCGACACCGAGAGGCACACCTTCCGGCTGCGCGCCGGGATGGACGCCGGCGGGGCCGCCTTCACAGTCACGGTCAACGGCCAGGCCGGCGCGCGGATGCTCGGCGGGGCGGCCGGCAGCTTCATCCAGGCCCAGGAGGTCGCGGTCTGATGGCGCTGGCCACCCAGATCGTGGAGGTCCCCTTCGACCGAGGGCTGGACACCCACGCCAACCACAAGGTCACCCAGGAGCTGGTGGCCCTGGAGAACGCCATCTTCTCCGAGCGGGGGGCGCTCAACACCCGCTACGGCGCCGCGGCCCTGGGGGCCAGCATCTACCCCTCCGGGACGCTGGGCAGCACCGCCGTCCAGCTCGCCTCCCACAAGGACGAGCTGCTCCAGGTCAACGCGGACACGCTCTACGCCTACTCCAGCGCGATGAGCAAGTGGGTCGCCCGCTCCCGGGCGCAGGACCTCCCGGCCCTCGAGGTCACCCGGCAGGCGATCCTGCCGACCTCCCGGGACATGCGGAACCTGGATGCCTGCCACTCCGGCAGCATCACGATGGCGGCCTGGGTGTACCGGATCAGCGGGACCAACTACGTCCACGTCCTGGTCTACGACCACGTGACGGGCACGGTCCTGCTCAAGGACACGGCGGTCTCCGGCTCGGCCCGCGTGACCCCCCGGTGCGTCGCCCTGGGGAGCACCCTCTACGTCCTCTACGTGGGGGGGAACAACCTCTACGAGCGCCACGTCACGACGGCGGCGCCGGACACCCTGGTGGCGGAGGCGACGGTCGCAACTAACGTGGCCAGCGACACCGCCTCCTTCGACGTCAACAGCCTCTCCAGCACCGTCGCTGTCCTGGCCTACAACTCCAGCACGGCCGCCACCAGCCGCGTGGCCCTCTTCAGCGCGGGGGCGATCACCAGCTCCACGACCTTCGCCTCCGCCAGCGACCGGATCGCGGTCCTCTACCACGCGAGCCTGGCGGACATCTTCGTCCTCTACAACAACGGGGCCTCCAGCACCCGGATCCTCCAGCTCAACGACGATCTGACGGTGGCGTCGGCGGCCACGGTGATCGAGGCCGTGGGCGGGACGACGCTCGCCCTGTGTGTGGGCTACGGGTCCACGGCCAGCCAGGTCCACGTCTTCTACTGGGACGAGGTGACCGACGGGGTCCGGACCCGGGTAGGGGCCAGCGGCACTTACACCCCCGAGGCGAACCTGGCCATGCACTGCCGGGTTGCGGCCAAGCCCATCGTCCAGGGCAGCGAGCGGATCGCCCTGCTGGTCCACTGCTTCCGGGGAGCGTCGCCGGCCTACTTCCTGGTGGACGGGGTCTCCGGGAACATCCTGGCCCCGGCCCTGGTGGGCCACGCCCCCACGGTCAATTACAACGACCCCCCGGCCAACGCGCTGGCGCGTTCCTCCACCGAGTTCCTGCTCCCGGTCCTGGAGAACAACCGCACGGTCGTCTCCACCGGCTACGCCTACGGCCTGACCGGCGCCTCCAGCCTGACCGTCACCTTCGACGGGACGACGGCGCGCTCCCGGGCGGTCCTGGGGGACACCCTCTTCCTCGCCCAAGGCGCCCTGCTGGAGTACGACGGGGTCGGGACCTTCGAGTCCGGCTTCCCGATGACCCCGCAGATCTCCTCCCTTGCCGGAGGCGCGGGGGGCACGGGGAGCATGAGCGACGGCACCTACCAGATGGTGGCCGTCTACGCCTGGACCGACGCGAAGGGGCAGCGGCACCGCTCGGCGCCCTCCCTGCCGGTGAGCGTCACGCTCTCGGCAGGTGGGACCACCCAGTCCATCCTGGCGACGATCTTCTGCTGCCCGATCACCCGACGGCGGGATGAGGACTTCGGCGCGCGCCAGGACATCGAGATCGAGCTCTACTCCACCGAGGCCAACGGGTCCCCAGACGTCCTCTACCGCACCGGGAACAGCACCGCCGACCCCTACACCACGAACAACGTCTACAACGACCCGTCCGCCTCCATGGTCCAGTTCCGGCGCACTGAGGCCGACGCCACGCTCACGGATAACGAGCGGCTCTACACCGACGGCGGGGTGCTGGAGAACGCGGTGGTCCCGGCCACCAACTTCGTCTTCGCCCACAAGGATAGGCTCTGGGCCATCCCCAGCGAGTACCCCGAGGAGATCTGGCCCTCCAAGAAGCGTCTCCAGCGGGAGGCGGTCGCCTTCGCGGCCGAGCTCGTCATCCCGGTGAACCCGGACGGAGGCGGGCTGGTGGGCGGGGCCTCGCTGGACGACAAGGCGGTCCTCTTCAAGCGGGACGCCATCTACTTCGTGGCCGGCGACGGACCGGACGACACCGGGGGGAACAACTCCTGGTCCGAGCCCATCCGGATCGCCTCCGACGTGGGCTGCACCAACCCGGCCAGCATCGTGGAGACCCCTCAGGGGGTGATGTTTGAGAGCGCGAAGGGGATCTACCTGCTCTCCCGCTCCCTGGAGGTCCTCCCAATCGGGAAGCCGGTGAAGGCCTACGACGGCAATACGATCGTGGCCGCCAACCTGGTGGACGATCAGAACCACGTCCGCTTTGCGACCTCCAACGGCAACACGCTGACCTTCGACTACACCGAGGGGAAGTGGGCCATCGGGACCGGCCAGGCGGCCGTCGATGCCGTCGTGCACGGGACGGTCTACTCCTACCTGCTCTCCACCGGGGTGGTGCGCCAGGAGAGCAGCGCTCTCTACCAGGAGGCGGGGACCGACTACTACCTGCGGGCGAAGACGGACTGGATCAAGCTGGGCGGGCTGATGGGCTTCCAGCGCGTGCGGCGGATCGCCGTCCTGGGGGACTACAAGAGCGCCCACACCATCCGCCTGCGCATCTACTACGACTACGACACCACGAACTACACCGAGTACTCCGAGCCCACCAGCGCGTTCATCTCGGGCGCGAACGTCTACCAGTTCCAGATCCACCTGGCGACCCAGAAGTGCCAGGCGATCCAGGTCGAGATCCAGGCCAGCAGCGCGGGCGCGCTCCAGGCGATGAGCCTGACCGGGCTCGCTCTCGAGATCGGCGTGAAGCCCGGCATGGCGCGTCTGCCGGCGGCGAAGGTCATCGCGTAAGGGAGGAGTCGGATGCCGAAGGGAACGTTCCTGGGGATCCCCTACAGCTACGGTGAGCGGCGATCCGGCCGTCCGCAGCCTACGAACGACTCCCCACCGCCGCGGCCGCGGCCAACGAGCCAGGGCCCCGTGAGCCAGTGGCCGGTGGACGTGCGACCGGGCGAGCTGGCGGGCCGCTTCGACCTCCCGAATCTCCCGAACGAAGGGCAGTCGGACCGGCAGCGTGGGGCCGCTCCGGGCGTGGACATCCCTCCCGGCTTCTGGGTGAACGACGACAAGCGGTCCCAGAACCGCACGGCCGCCTTCTCGGACCCGTTCCGCGAGGGGAACCAGGCCCGGCTGGCCGACCGGCTCACGGAGCTGGAGGGGCGGACCGACCCCCGGAGCCAGCTCGAGTTCCGGGAGGGCCAGGCCGACCTGATCGCGGCCCTGAAGGCCCAGGCGGAAGGGCGAGGCGGCCCCTCGGTGGCCGAGACCCAGCTCCGCTACGGGACGAATCGGACCATGGCGGGCAGCGCCTCGCTGATGAACAGCGCGCGGGGTGTGGCGCCGGGCCTGGCAGCTCGGATGGCCCTGCGGCAGCAGGGATCGGCCATGCAGGACGCGGCCGGGCAGGGCGCCATCCTCCGGGCCCAGGAGACCACGGCGGCCCGGGAGCAGCTCGCCGGCGTGCTCGGCCAGGCCCGTGGGCAGGACGCCCAGATCCAGGCCCAGGTCGATGACCTCACCGCGCGCTACGTGGCGGCCGGCCTGGAGATCGACGCCGCCCAGACCCGCGCGTGGCAGGACATGGAGCGCCTCACCACCGAGGAGCGCACCCAGCGGCGCGGGCAGGACAAGGGCGCCAAGGGCGGGATGGGAGGTCTGGCCGGTCCGATCATCGGCGCCGCGGCGACGCTGGGGTCTTCCTACATCAGCAGCGGCGGCCTGAGCGGTGGCGGAAGCGGGAACGGCGGGGTGCAGCCGACGGGCGGAACGGGAGCCTGGACCGGTCCCTACGGCACCTGACCCGGAGCGCAGAGGGAGAGGCTGATGGCGACGCGCGTGATTGCCGACCTGGGGGACTCGGTCCTCCTCGAAGACGAGATGGGGAACCGGTCGGAGGTGATGAAGCCCGGGGCTCCGCCGCCATCGACGCCGCCCCCGATGGACGCCTTTGAGGTGATCCCGGAGCCGTGGCGAACGGTTCGCCCCAGCGGGATGGACCGGGAGGGATTCCCGCTCCCCGGCACCCCACAGGCAAGGACCCTGGCGCCCATGCCGAAGCCGGTGCCTCGTCCGAGCCCCCGGGCATCGACCCTGGGGAGCGTCACGGGCTCCTGGGGGGAGCCGCAGGCTGCCCCGCCGGCCCCGGAGCGGCGCACGGACGGGATCTTCGCTGGTGGGGGAGCGCAGGCGGAGGCTGGGCGTTCCACGGGGAACCCCTTCCGCGAGCTGGACGCCGCCACCCGGATGCAGCTGGGAGGGCTGGACCAGTCGGTTGCTGCCGCGCAGGAGACCGCGAAGATGCGGGGCGGCGCGCTCCAAGCGCAGGCCGATGAGATCGACCGCGTGGACCGGTCGGTGGCCGACTTCGACCAGGCCGAGCAGGCCCGGCGTGCCGAGCGCCAGCGGATTCTAGAGGCGGAGGAGGCCGAGGTCGCCAAGCTGGCCGTCGAGCCGGACGGGGGCTTCTGGAAGGGGAAGAGCACGGGCACGAGGGTCCTCTCGGCCCTGTTCAACGCCATGGGCGCCTACAGCTCTGCGGTCTCGGGCGGCCCCAACTACGCCCTCCAGATCATGGACTCCGCCATCGATCGGCACATCAACGCCCAGCGGGCGCAGATCGCCGGTCGGAAGGAATCCCTCGCCCGGATGGAGAGGCGGCACGGCGACATGGACACCTGGGCCGCCCGGACGCGGGCGTCCCTCCTCGAGCAGGGCGACCGACGGCTCCAGAAGATGGCCGTGCTGGCCAAGGGCCCGGAGGAGCAGGCCCGGGTCCGAGAGATGTCCGCCGCCGTGCAGCAGAAGAAGGGGGAAGTCCTCCAGGCGGCGGCCGAGAAGAAGCTGGCACTCCAGGCGGCCACGTCCAAGGCGGTCGATCCCCGCACGATGATCCACGGGCTCGGGCAGGTCGCCGACCCCACTCGCGCGAAGGACCTGACCGAGAAGGAGGCGGCCGTCCGCTACCTCGTCCCGGCGCTGGACGACCTGATGAGCAGCGCGCGGTCGGCGAAGGGGACGGAGGCCCGGGCCGTCGCCGAAGGGAAGGTCCAGGCGATCATCGGCAACCTGATGCTCCAGTACCCCACTGTCATCAAGTCGGACAAGGACGCCGCGCTCTTCGAGCGGCTGATGGCCAACCCGGCGGAGTTCTTCCAGCTGCACAACCAGAAGCGACTGGAGCAGTTCCAGAAGGGCCTGGTGGACTCCCACTCCGCCCAGCTGAAGGCCAGCGGCCTGCCGGGCGTGACGATCGAGCGCTACCGGGAGAGGCAGCTCCCGCCGCAGGGAGGCTCTCGGTAGATGCCGGCGATGCTCACCCGGGAAGGGCAGCAGGTCGAGGTCGCCGACTGGCGGGAGGCGAAGGACCGCTTCCTGGCCGGCGAGCTCGGCTTCGTCCCGGGCACCGTCATCCCCGTGAAGTCCAAGGGGGGGCAGTTCGGCGACCTGCCGGCCGAGCAGGCCGAGGGCTACTTCTCCACGGGGGACTTCGACGTCGAGACCCCCGAGGAGCGGGCCGAGCGGATCAAGCAGGAGACCTACGGGACCACCGGACAGCAGTTCCTGACCGGCCTGGAGGGGGCCGCCAGCGGAGCGACCTTCGGGGTCTCCCGGCATCTGGAGACGGCCTTCGGCGTAGACCCGGAGGCGATGGCGGCCCGGGCGGAGGTGAACCCGGGAATCGCCACGGCCACCGAGATCGGAGGCGCCGTCGCCCCGATCCTGCTCTCCGGAGGGACGGGGGCGGTGGGTGCGGCAGCCCGTCTGGCGCCCACCGCGCGCCTGGCCCGGGGGACCGCCGCCATCGAGCGGGGCGTGGCCGGCCTGGTGGGAGAGGCGGCCGCCGGTGAGAGGCTGGCAAGTGCACTTGTCAGGAAGGCCGCGCCCGCCGTCGCTCGCGAGACGGTCGAGGGGCTGGCCTACGGGGCCGGGCAGGTCATCGACGAGACCGCCCTGGGCGACCCGACCATGACGGCCGAGAAGGCGATGGCCACCATCGGCCTCTCCGGTCTCCTGGGAGGTTCCCTGGGGGGCACGCTGGCCGTCGGGGGGCTGCTGGCCACCCGGCAGATCGAGAAGGCCCGGGGGGCCCTGGAGCGCTACGGCGCGAAGCGGGCGGCGGGGGAGGTGGCTGAGGAGGTCTCCGAGACCCCCATCACCGACGCCCTGAGCAGCTCCCAGGCGACGGCGAGCCCAGCTGCGAAGGCCACGGCCGAGGCAGTCGCTGAGGCCCCGGACGTGACGGTGAACGCCTCCTTCGACGGGCCCACGGTGAACCTGGGGGGTGGTCTCAATGACCCTGCCCAGGCCCACCTGCGGCGCGTCGCGGTCCGGAAGAAGTACGACCAGGAGACGGTCGTGAAGGGCTACCGAGCGCTGGAGGAGATCGACGACCGGATGGAGCGCACCCTCTCCCAGGTGGAGGGGTCCGGGAAGCCCGAGCTCATGGAGCGCCTGATGCGCCAGGAGGGGGTGAGCCCGGAGGCCGCGAAGCGGCAGGCCCTCTCCTTCCTGGACCGCACCCGCAACGAGCTGCTGGCCATGCGCCGGGACCGGCTGCACTACACCGAGACCGGTGCCATCGCGGCCGTCCTGGAGGGAGTGGAGCGGGCCACGAAGGAGATCAAGAGCACCCGCTCGGCGTGGGGGGTCTCCACCCGCATCGACGATCTCAAGAAGCTGATCGGCGACAAGGCGGGCTACGGGCGGATCCTCAAGGAAATCGAAGTCGGCCACGCCGAGACCTACACCCGGATGCGGGGCTTCTACGACCGCTTCCGAGGGCACCTGGAAGACCAGAGCCTCTACGGGAACGCCGCCAGCGTCTACGCGAAGATCAACGACGCCTCCTACCAATACCGGAAGCTGCGGGATGAGAGCTTCGACCGCTTCTTCACGATGAAGAAGGGGGACCGGCGGGCCGTCGATTTCACCAAGTACCACACCTACATCAACAAGCAGGCCGGGACGAACGAGCTCACCCACGTGGACGAGCGGGCGCTGGACCGCCTGATCAGCCTCGAGGATTACCTCAAGCACTCGGAGAACTACCTCGACACGGTGGAGGCCCTCCAGAAGGAGTTCCAGGGCGTCCCACTGGACGTGAAGGGGGTCCGGGAGGCGGCGAAGAAGGCGAAGGTCACCAACGCCTCCATCCGCCAGAAGGCCTCCGCCATCCGGCAGTACAAGGACCTGGCCGAGGAGGCTGCGGCCGAGGCCGCCCTCTCCCCCCAGCTGCCGGGCCGTCTGGGCTCGGTGCAGGCCGCCATCACCGCTCCGATCAACCTGGCGGTGAACGTCCGCAACTTCGTGAAGGCCAGCGCGAGCTCGGGCGCGGACGCCGCGGCGCAGGCCGCTGCGACGGCGAACGCCTCCGCAGCCGCCCGCCTCACCCAGATCCGGCACCTGGCGATCTGGGAGCAGATGCAGATCAAGACCGCTCGGCACATCCAGCGGGTGGCCGACGCCATGGCTGCGGGGGAGGCGAAGGCCGCCCAGCTCGCCAAGGCGCGCACAGGCCTGCTGGCCGGCACGGGGAGCCAGGTCCTGCTCGGGGTGGATTACGGGGGCCGGGCGGAGGAGCAGAAGCCCAAGGACATCTACGAGGCCTACCAGCGGCACGCGCAGTCGCTGGCTACCCTCGCCGGGAGCCCGGAGGCCGTCGGCCAGCGGGTCAGCGAGCGGCTGGGGACCTTCTCGGACGCAGCCCCGTCGGTCGCGGCCAAGCTGGGGGAGACGGCCACCCGCGGGATCGGCTACCTGGCCGCCGAGCTGCCACGGAGCCCGCTCACCCCCCGATTCCCACGGAAGGCCCACGGTAAGTGGGTGCCTCCCGAGTCGGAGCTGGCCGCCTTTGCCCGGAAGGTCCGGGCGGTGGAGGACCCGCTCTCGGTCTTCGAGGACCTGGCTGCCGGCGAGGTCTCCCTCGAGGCGGCCACGGCCGTCCGGACGGTCTACCCCGGCCTGTTCGCCATGATGCGGGAGCAGGTGGAGGCGTCCCTGGCCGGCGCCGAGGAGCCCCCGGCCTACGAGCGGGTGAAGACGCTCTCCCTGTTCTTCGGGGAGCCCCTGGACCCGACCCTGGAGCCGGACTTCGTGCGCGCCATGCAGGCCGGCCCGACCCCGGAGCAGGAGCGCGCCCAGGCCGAGAGCGCCGGGATGCCGCGCGCCACCGGTGGGAAGCTCAAGAGTATCGATTCCGCGAGGAGCGCCACCGAGCGCATCGCCAACCGTTGAGGAGGAGAACCATGCTGCGTTGCCTGATTGCCGCTCTCGTCCTGGTCCTGGCGCTCCCGGCCGGAGCCCAGAGCACGCTATCCCGGGTGGGGGCCGCCACCACGGAGGGGCGGTCGTCCGCCATCTCCACCGTCATCACCGTCCTGGCGGCGAACGCCAACCGCCGGGAGTGGCACGTCCGGGCGGAGAAGGCGAACACGGTGAAGGTCTACTGCCGAAAGGGCAGCGGGGCGACCACCAGCAACAGCAGCATCGAGCTCGACGCCGGGGAGTCCTACATCGACGACGGGCAGGTCATCTACACCGGGATCGTCACCTGCATCTCGGCGGACGGGTCCACGGCAACCCGCGTGCTCGTGAGCGAGCTGTGAGGAGGGACGCCATGCGAAAGACGCTCTCGACCTACCTGGCGGCCGCGCTGGCGGCCTTCCTCGTCCTCCCGCAGTCGGTCCAGGCCGGAGGGTTCAGTGGAGGCGGTGGCATCAGCGACCCGATCGTGCCTGCCGACGGGACGCTCAACGTGACCGGAGCGCTGACGGCCTCCGGGACGATCACGGGAAACGTGCTCGTCTCCTCGGGCAACGTCACGATGGGCGCGTCCCTGAACATGGGCAGCACGACCAACTACGGCCTGCACGTCACCGGGGGCCGCATCGAGCTGCGGTCCAACTCGGCCGACGCCATCGACGATGCCGTGCGGATCGCGGCCCAGAACGACCTGACCAGCGGGACGATCTTCTCGGTGGGGGACAACAACGGGACCTCCTACGCGGAGAAGTTCGCGGTGGACTTCGCTGGGGCGGTCTCGGCCACCGGCAACATCACTGTGGACGGGACTGGGGTGAAGAAGTTCGTCCTCGGCAGCTCCACTGGCTCCGGCACCGGGCTCTACTTCGACGCCATCTCGGCGGCTCTGGCTATCGATAATGACGGGACGCAGTGGTTCATCGATCTGGCGGCCGGCTCGAACCACGGTATTCGGATCAACACCCCAGGGACGAAGGCGGCCTGCACCACGTCGGCCACACGGAAGGTGCTCTTCGTGGAGGCCAGCGGGCTGGGCACCCAGGACAAGGCCTGCCTGTGCGTGAAGAAGTCCGACGACAGCTACGCCTAGATCGACCTATTCACGAACACGGCCTGCTGATGCGGGACGAGACTGCCTTGCTGATGCTCATGGCCTGGGTGGCGATCGCTGGGATCGTCCTGGGCTACGCCGTCGGGACCCCGTGCATGGGGGGTGGGTAGGTGGAGGAGGTCCTGGGCCTGCTCAAGCCGGTCATGGAGATGGGGGCCTTCGGGCTCATCGTCTGGCTGGTCCGCCACGTCTTCACCCACACGGTCCCCCGGCTGGCGGAGTCCTTCGACCGGCAGCTCACCCGCTCGTTGGACAGC